AGTAATGGACTTTTGGACATGGCTTGCTTCCTGCCCAGTGAAGTATGAAGTCGATAGCCTACAAGGCTTTGACGGAGTAAGTGTAGCATTTTATCCACCAACGGAAGAAGAAGAAGATGAAGACTAACCGTGAACTAAATGAAGCGTTTGATAAAAAGCAAACGGAACGAGTGCGACCCAAGCAGCCAGAGTATAACTGGAAGCCATTAGAGGATGTGATCCGTCAGTGGATTGCACGATCTAAATGAGTCGCTTAGAGTTGTTTGGTCGGCCCTATGTGGTGTTCGACCCGAACAATAAGAACCATCGTAGATATTACTATGACTTCGTGGAGACGTCAAGCTGGGGTGCTTGCCCTGTTAGGTTTGTCGTTCCCGAAGATCATGGCAATTTGGTAGCGATGATTCAAAGGAGTTTGGTAGCCTACTATGTTTCGAAAGAGTTCAACCGAAGCAAGAAGGTTAACCAAAATAGAAAGAAAACGGTTGACAGACGTTCAAAACGATAGTATAATTTGAACATGGACCAATCAGTTTGGTACATAAATTTTTTTAACACACAGAAAGAGGCACATTATGGCTACAGATCAATTGTTTAAAGTTGTTGGTATTTCTAAGCGTTTAGGCGACTACAAGGTTCGCTTTGCTAACGATATCATGCGTATCAAAGTACTTGCTAAGGGCGGACACGAAGACATTCGTTTGTTTGAACTTGACGAGCCTATGACTAAGATGGAAGCTGTAGTGGCTATGTCCAAGCTAGACGAGTTCCAAGACGTTGTAGCTAAGGCAACTATCGCTGAATATGTTGAGCGCAATACTCCGCGTTCAAAGCCTGAGTCAACCCCAACAGCTACTAAGAAGACTCCAGCTGTTAAGGTCCCAGCTGTTAAGACTAAAAAGGTCACCGAGGACGAAGACGCTCCTTTCTAATCTATGTTCCTACAGTACGAAGTCTGGGGAGTGCTCGATGGGCATGAAGAGCTCATCGAGTGCGTTGGTTCCCTAAAAGAAGCAGAAGAGTTGGCAGAAGAAGAAAGATTCTTTGCTGATGAAATTTGGATCCTAGAGGACACAGATGGCGACTTGAGAGAAGTAAGACGATATCAGGGCCTATAGCTCAGTTGGTTAGAGCAGAGGACTCATAATCCTTTGGTCCCTGGTTCGAGTCCAGGTGGGCCCACCATTCGAGGGTGTTGTATTAATACAACACCTTTCGTCTTGACATTTTGGAGGACTGGTGCTATACTATACACTAGACACTAAGGAGCTGACATGTTACAAGAAGACCAATTTTGCAAGATCACATTCAATGGAGTAGAATACGATAGCCGTCACGGTGGAGCCTTTGATCGTGGCTCAGCAGACAGTTGGTATAGCCGCCCACGGGATCCACACTTCTTCAAAGGCGACAGCTATTCAAGCCCAGAGGTTGGTGTGCGTGAAATGACGCAAGAAGAAGTTGATGCTTATCTTGCAGGCTACGACTACAATGAACGATTCGGTGGCAAAAAGAGTTGGGATTAATGGTTGACAAACCGGCGGACCCACGCTATAATATACACATACACTAACAAAGCAGGAGCAAATATGAAACTATACATCCAATGCCAATACATGGAGAACTACGGTGCCCACGATTGGGACGGCGAGGGCGAGTGCCCACAGTATTGGAAGTTCAAAGGCGGGCAGGACTTCTTCCTGGGCTTGGAGGGTTTCAACCCAGAGCATGAGTTTGCAGAGAAGCGTCTGCAGATGATTGTAGACGGCATCCGTCACAAAGTGGAGTGGGACGATCTTGGCTCACGTCAATACATCGTGGGCTATACCATCGTAGAGGATGACTTCTTGACCGAGTACGAGCGTAGCCAGTTGGAGTATGACGGAGAGATCCTTTTCCCAACAAAGACTTTGGAGGCAGAGTATGTTTAAGTTCATATTTGGTTTGATCCTGGCCATGGCGGCTGTGGGTGCGGATGATGGGGCCAGCCTAAGTAGCATTGTATTCTTTGGCTTCTTTGGTTGTGCGATTATGTATGCAGGTGTTAAAGATATGGAGAAGACTTATGAGTAAGATGGCTGAATTGGATATGTATGCCTATGACATTGAACAGTTATTCCTTGAGGGCTTGACTGAGAAGAACATTAGCAAGACCCTGGACATTCCCGTTGAGTATGTATATGCTTGGCAGGAGATGAATGGCATCAAAGAACCGTTGACAGACTGACGGACCGGTGCTATACTATTAAAACTGTAACACACTAAGGAGCTGACATGTTGTCAATTAAAGAAGTTAATCAAGCAATCATGCTACAGAGTTGGACGGACGTGGAACTCCGTAGTATGATTGATGCCGTACAATGGAACCGTAGCCAGTTGGCCAAACAGATCAAACGCAGTATCATGGTCGGCGACGGTGTAGAGTTTACCAACTCAAAGACAGGCCGTGTGGTGCAGGGCCGTGTGCGTAAAGTAGCCATCAAGTATGTAACAGTGGACACTGGACAGACTATATGGCGAGTGCCAGCTAACATGCTACGACAAGTAGAGCTGGCATAAGGTTGCTCCAGGTCCCGGCCGGGGGGTAGTGTCCCAAGAAGCAAGCCGGCGGCCAGCCCCAGGGGGGAAACTCGGGAGAGTTGGGCCCCCCATCTTTATAACCACACTAGCGTCATGGGTGTTGACAAAACGAACGGACTGTGTTATACTATACACATACACTAAAGCAATGGAGCAAAAGATGAAACAAGCAATTTTAGACAAGCTAGCAGAGATTGAAGCTATGCTACAAAAAACCTCCTGTGATGGAGAGAACTTTGAAGACAACCTGCAGGCGTTTGACAGCTGGGCTGGCGAGTTAGACTTGGCCCTGCGTACACTGGCAGACAAGGTAGACTACTATGTGGATTAATAACTGCCTGCAATGGGCGGGTGCTGTGGCTATTATTGCCATGCACGTCCTGAACGCTGTAGGCCCTAGTGCTTACCCCTACAACATTATCGCGGCCTTTGTGGGTACTGTGCTGTTCCTAACATGGACTATTAGGGTACGCAATGCCCCTCAGTTCACAGTCAACGTGGTAGCATTAGCCATAGGCTTTGTAGGGTTATACAACGCATTTGGTTGACAAAACGAACAAGTGAAGCTATACTGTTAACACACTAACAAAACGGAGCACGAAATGAAAGTAAGAGACTTAATCGAAGAGCTGGGCTACATGGATCAGGACGCAGAAGTCCACTTTGCCTACAACTATGGCGACCACTGGCGCACAGAGGTAGCCCCTAAGGTTGACCGTGTTGATGAGGGTAAGGTAGTATACAGTGAGTACCACCGTATGGACAAGATTATGGAAGACGAATACGACATTGAATTCGATGACGAAGGCAATGAAGTTAAGGACGAGACCCGTCGCCGTGTAGTAGTATTAAGCTAAGGAGATATCATGTATAATACAGTAAACAACCCCATCCCACGCAGTGGATTGTTCGCAACCAAAACACTTGCAGAGATACAAGAGTACATTGAGTCAATGCCCACAGAGGCTAAGGCTACAGCATACCTCATCATGCAGTTCACGCTCAACAGTTGCTATCAAATTGTAGAGGACGAGATCCTAAGCAAAGAAATATTTGCACAATAGGCTTGACAAAGGCTTGGACTGGCGCTATACTATATGAACACTAACACACTAAGGAGCTAAAATGGTAACAGCAGAATTGATTCAACAGGGTTTGGCCCGTGCTCGTCGTGCAAGCACGCTCAAGTACGATGAGATCGGTGGCGACAAGTATGCTTGTGGCTTTGCTTGGACTGAAGTATATGTAGAGCGCACCAATAGCAAAGAAGCTAAGGAGCTAATCAAAGCAGGCTTCCGTAAGAGCTATAAGCCCCGGTGCTTGGACTACTGGAACCCCGGGGACTTGCCTGTACAGAACATAGACATTAAGGAAGCAGGTGCAGAGGAGTTTGCCCGCTACCTTACAGCACTAGGCTTGAAGGCTTATGCAGGCAGTAGACTAGACTAACCAGCTAAGGGTGGCTGTTGGCAGTCCCGGGCTACAGCCTTAAAGAGAGAGAACTAAATGCAGGCCAATCTCTCGCCCACCCATCACAGTAGTGTCATTTTATATCCGATCCAGGTGGTCGGATTTTTTTTGGAGGTGGTGGAGGTTAGAAAATAATAATAGGGGTCGGAGGTATATACACGCAAACGTGTTGCGAAAAAACAACGAGCAAAGCCTCCCGCTACACCCCCTAAAACCAACCTTAGTGGTGAAAAAACCCCCCACCAAAACTCTAAGTACTTCCTATAGTTTTTTCGTAGCGCAGAAATTTTGGACAAAAGACCCGGTTCGGCATTAAATATTATATGTTCAATCCTGTTCACTATCCCAATGATCGCTGGCGTAAATCGTTTGAGTTCACAGTAGCTTATCCACACATACACATACCCATTAAGTTAATGGATCCTCCTCCAAAGAGTGTGTTTACTGTAGATCCCATACTAAGCCGTTTCAGTACTCAAAAAACTGGTCCCCACGGTGCATAAGTACTTGGCAAATTTTTTTTGCGCAGAATTTTTTATTTGAGTAAAGACCCTTTATGTACGTGCCAATTGAATACGATCCCGTTACACTGTATATACTGTTAGAGTTGTTGGCTAATAGTTTACAGCCATAAGAAAACCCTGACGAATCAAGGTTAAGGTTGCGGGCATGTCCCGTATAGTAGTTCAACAGTGATTAAAAGTGTCTTATAGCGTTGCCGCCGGAGGATTTTCCAAATGACACATTTTTTTGGTACGCTTGTACATATTCATATACTGCCTCCCTTCTGTTGTATAAGTATTTACACAAAACTGTAATAATGCCCCAATAATACTATGAATTACTCCCGTACTGTTCAATACTGTGTATACACGCACAATGCCAATTTCGTCCCAGTCATGCAGTGGGTTCAGGATCGAGCACTTGAGTATGAAGTACACTTAAATCGTACACGCTTTTGGTTGCCAAAGAATACACCTGTATCAACAGAGTTTATGCTACGTTGGTATCACTGTTGTAGTGAGGTTGTCGAGTAAATACTTGATGATCATAGAGTTGGACGCTGTCATTGACAACAGTTTGAAACCCTTGGGCTACGCTATCAGTGCGTTAGAACGGGAGGTATGGCTATGTGATTTACAGTTAAAGGGCATAGTGTTTACACGTATTGATGATTGGTCCATAGAAGTTAATTCAAGAGATTTAGTCAAAATCGTTTTGTTCTATCCAAATCCCCACGTGTGTATAGACTGCATACATTAAATATACGATGAAAATTAACCTACAAGAACAATACTTGAGCGTTCCCCAGGACAGTAACGCCAGTCCTTTAACAAGTCCTCAGCATGGTACCGAAGACCAGGATGTAGACAATCTAAAGGCTAGCTTGCGTCGTATGATTAGTGAACATGAACTATTACGCAGGAATCAGCGTAGATTGGAAAGTGCTGTACAGGGTTTGGAATCTCGTATTAGAGCTTTAGAAGCTAGGGACAGCTAATTTCTTGCGCTGTCTGCTTCGCAGTATCAAAATTCTGCGCTGGGGCTTCGCCCTTACTAGGGTATAGGAAGTTCCAAGTTGTGGGATTTTCCTTAACCAATTCAGCACCATTACCCGTATGAAACTTACGAGCCATTTCAGTTTGTGGGCTCAATGTTACTACTGTGGTAACTTCTTTGGGTACACTTTCTCTCACAGCATTAATCAGCTTACGAGCCGCACCCGCACTATAACTCCAAATGGTATAGGCCACTGCCACGGTTAGGTCGCCCACTGGTGTATGTAATAGTGTTTCTTCGCTTTCGGGAATACTATCACAGAGCATAACACACACCGCGGCTAGTATACTGTCTTCCTCGTCTTCATCACACCACAAGTAGATAGTGCCACGGTCGGTAACACGTTGGTCAGCAGGTATGTTGGGACGTACAGGATCGTCTTTGAGTATGCTGATTCTAGGGTCGTTGAGGTCGGTTATGCGTCGTAACATTGTCGTGCGGTGTTATAGTTATTATAACTGTATTTAATAAAAATTGCTAAAAAAGCATTAGAAATCATCTTGTGGTCCAATGTTACCCAGCAATTCTCTCAGTTTACTGCTTTGTACCTGTGCTGTTACCTTAGGAGCTGGTGCACCATCAATGGGTCCTGAGCTGGTGGTCACTGTGCTTTGCCGTTGACGTATATTGTCCAACATGCTACTGCCCACGCTGGCTCTTGTACCGCCTTCTTCACCTTCTTGTTCACAGTCAGTAATACGCAAACTGTCAATGTTAAAGTCCAAATCAATCTTCATGCCCACGCCACTGCTACTACGTGTTTTCATTAGTTGGATTTGATAACGTCCCCGCTCACGCATAGCACGACTGGTAAAGATACCAAACACGTTGTCAGCAGTTTGAATCTTACTGAGTCCACCACTAATGTGACTGTGATCAAACTCAACTTCTTCTACAGCACCTCGATTCAACTGTGCGGCTGTAACAAACACACATTGCTTTTCCACTGCTAGGTTACGCAATTCTTCACTTACATATTTGTCTTTGATAAACAAGTTTTCAGCGGATATTCGTTTGCTTATGGGCATTAACAAGTCCAAATAGTCCACTAATAGCACATCAATTTTATGTCCCATTTTGATTTCATACTCTTTCATATAAGCACGAATATCATTCGATGTCTTACCTGATGGCATATACTTGACTTGATAGTGTCCCGACTTTTTGCCAATTACTCGCACTTTCATTTCCACATCATCAATTTGCTTGAACACTTCTCTTGTGGGGATTCCAGTCATCATACTATCCAAACGCATACTAACCAATTCTTCACTCAATTCCAATGTTAAGTACAATACATTAAGTCCGGCCAATGCCCAGTTACAGCCCAAGTTAGCAAGGAATAAACTTTTACCTGCGCCCGAGCCACCAGCAAAAATGTTAAGCTCACCCCTGTTCATACCGCCAAATAGTCTTTGATCCACGCTGGCCCAGCCTGTGCTTACTTGTCCATTTTTGTCTTTGATACGCATAAGTCTAGCACGTGGGTCTTCAAAATAATCTGTGCCCATGTCTCGTTGCAAGCCAATTTGTACTGCCTGTTTGATCTTTTCTTCTACTGGACCATACTCACCTTTTTCCAATAAATCTGCTGATTCTAGTATAGCACGTTCCAATCCTTTGTGGCGAATAAAAGTTTCAAAGTCATTCATTAGCCAATCAAAATGTTCTTCTCTGAGGTCATCTAG